ACATACTCCACAATTCCTAATAAATTGACATACGGACGTCCAATTCAAGTTTGGTACAATCGTCAAACTGGTAACTCTAATGTTTATACGGGCGTCACTTTAACTGGATTTATCCAGATTGACAATGAAATCATTGGATATGTCAATATTTCAGGTAATCAGCTATTAAACTGCTATCGTGGTCAATATAATACTGTAGCGGCGTCTCATAGCGTCGGAGCGCCTATTTATGACCAGCAATTACCATCTTTGGCAGTATGGCCCACCCCAGATAACGGGACGACCTATACGCTTGTTTATTGGCGTATGAGACGTGTTCAAGATTCTGGAACGGGTACTTATGTCCAAGATATCCCATTTAGATGGATTAACTGTTTGGTTGCTGGACTATCTTATTATCTTTCTATGAAGATTCCGGGAATTGATATTCAGCGCGCTATGGGTTTAAAGCAAGAATATATGACTCAGCTTGAACAAGCTATGGAAGAAGATAGAGAGGACGTGTCTATTCGATTTGTGCCACGCAATCTGTTTTATGCGAGGTAAGTAATGCCAACACGGTATGCTTCAGCTAAACACTCAATAGCCGAATGTGACCGCTGTGGTCAACGTTTTAAGTTAGTACAATTAAAAAAACTAACCATTAAAACAAAGTTGGTAAGTATTAAGGTATGTCCAGAGTGTTGGGACCCAGACCATCCTCAATTAAGATTGGGTATGTATCCGGTGAATGACCCTCAGGCGGTAAGAGAACCAAGACCAGATATTAGTTATTATGCTTCTGGAGTAAATGGTTTACAGATACAACAGGGCGGAAACACTTCTGTTACAGAAGCTGGATATCCTGAAGGTGGTAGTAGAGTATTTCAGTGGGGCTATGCTCCCGTTGGAGGCTCTAGTGGTTTTGATAGAAACCTTACTCCCAATTATTTAGTTGGGAACGGTAATATTAATTCAGTAACAATAACAGTAACTTAGGAGTTAAAAATGGCAAAGATGGAATCAAAAAAAGCAGATATGAAGCAAGATAAAGCTATGGCTGATAAGGAAATTAAAAAAGCTATGAAGCAGCACGATGCTCAAGAGCATAAAGGTGAACACACCAAGCTCAAGCTCAAAAAGGGCGGCATGGACGCTAAGAAAATGGCTAAAGGTGGTGTAACCCAAGCAAACTTGCGTAGCATGGGTCGTAATATGGCTCGTGTAGCTAATCAAAAGTCTTCTTCAAGAGGTCGTTAATATGGCAATCGCAAAAAATGTAAAGCCAACAACCAAGAATTCTTCAAAAATGGTAGTTGGTAAAAATCGTGATGACAAACCAGCAAGTGACTATGCCCGTCCACACACAATGGCAGGAAAGTCTATTGACGGTACAGAAGTAATGAAGGATGGCGAATATGGCAGAACTAAGTCAGCCAAAGACGCATCTATTAGCGACCCATTAACAAATGGCGTTGCCTATGGAACCGGTAAAGTAAAAACTGAAGGTCTTGAGACCCGTGGTAATGGTGCGGCTACTAAAGGTCGTATTGCTAGAGGACCGATGGCGTAATGAATTACGAGACCCTGCTAAACAATATACAGACATACGCTCAAACCAATGAGCCTACGTTTGTTGCTAATATTCCGTTCTTTGTTGAGCAGGCTGAAACTCGTATATACAACTCGGTTCAAATTCCATCATTGCGTAAAAACGTTACAGGAACATTTAGCTCTGGCAACCAGTATTTAACTTTGCCGTTTGACTGGTTAGCCACGTATTCTATTGCTGTAATTGATTCTAGCGGTAATTACACTTATTTATTAAACAAAGATGTCAACTTTATTCGTGAAGCGTACCCTAACAACGGTTCAACATCTTGGGCTATGCCTAAGTACTACGCTATTTTTGGCAGTTCTACTCTTAATGTTAATGAGTTAACGGCTATTGTTGGACCTACTCCTGATAACTCATACAACGTAGAATTACACTATTTCTATTATCCAGTATCTATTGTTCAGGGCGTTGTTGCTACTTTAAATGCCACTTTTACTGCAGGTACTTTATATAGTCCCGGCTTATATCAAAATATTTCAATGACTGGCGGTTCTGGTTCGGGCGCTACTTGTGATATTTTGGTCAATTCTAGCGGTAACGTAGCAACTGTTACCTTACAAAATGGCGGTAGTTTTTATCAGGCTGGAGATGTATTAAGTGTGGCATCTGCCGATATTGGCGGTACAGGCTCGGGATTTACCATTAGCATAGCGACTGTTAATAACGCACAAGGTCAAAGCTGGCTTGGCGACAATTATGACCCAGTATTGTTCTATGGCGCTATGCGTGAAGCAATGCTTTTCCAAAAGCAAGAACAGGATATTGTTAAGTATTACGAAGATAAATTCCAAGAAGCTCTTGCTGAAATGAAACGTTTGGGCGATGGTCTGGAGCGTGGTGACGCTTACAGAGATGGTCAGACTAAACTTAAGGTTAATACTTAATGCCNATNGTNCAAGGTCAAACCACCCTATTCAAAGCCAACATTTTGTCGGGTTTAGAGAATTTTGCCGTAGGTACGCCTTATACCTATAAGATTGCTTTATATAATGCAAACGCTAATTTAAATAATACGACCATTGCTTATACTTCAGATAATGAAGTTACAGGAAGCGGGTATACCGCTGGCGGTCAGGTTTTAACTATTTCCAATCCACCTACGCAAGATACGACCAATAATATTGCTTTTATCTCATTTAATAACGTAACTTGGACTGGAAGTATTACCGCACGTGGGGCGCTAGTTTATAATAGCACCACGGGAGCGGCTTGTTTTATATTGAATTTTGGTAATGATATTACTAGTTCAAATACATTTACCGTTACTTTCCCAACGGCAACATCAACCTACAGCAGTACTGACAATTAGTTAAGGAGTTTTACATGGAAAAATCGAATATTGGAGACATCAGTACCGCTGCGGTAACTCGTGGTGCTGGCTCTGAAGAGTTCTTGGGAATCCAAGGATATTATGACGTTAAATGCTATGACAAAGATGGCAATCTCAAGTGGGAAGATAAAGCTCCTAACTTGGTGACTGCCGTTGGTAAAGGAGCATTGTTTGATTATTATTTTGGTGCAACTGGTACTGGTGGCGGTACTGCTTCTGGCGCTAACTATCTTGGATTGGTAGGAAGCGCATCAGCTACTGCTAACTATGTACAGTCTGACACAATTTCTAGCCATACTGGTTGGATTGAAGTGGGCGGTACAAACGCTCCAGCTTACACTGGTAACCGTCAATCACCAAACTGGTCTGCTGCAACCAATAACGGTTCTGCATCTCCAAGCAATATCGTATCTAAAGCTGCTTCTGCTTTAACTTTCTCGATGACAAGTTCAGGCACAGTATTTGGTTGCTTTATTAACTCTGGCGCAACAGCCTCTGCTACTAAAGATTCCACTACTGGTATTTTGTACAGTGCTGGCAACTTTACTGGCGGTAGCAAAATTGTAGCCAACGGAGACAGTTTGGCAGTTTCCTATACTACCACTGCCCAATCCTGATAAAAATCAATAACTTAGAGTTTCATGTTCTATACGTATGCCCATTATACTCCCCAAGGCCGCTTATTTTACATAGGTAAAGGCCAAAGGGGTAGGGCATTTTCTTTTTATCAGCGTGGTTCTCATTGGAATAACGTTGTGGATAAGTATGGTAAACCCGAAGCACAAATACTTGCTCATTGGGAAACCGAAAAAGAAGCCTTAGACCATGAAGTTTTACTTATTGATTGCTTTAAATCGATGGGGTATGAGCTGTGCAATAAGACTAATGGTGGTGAAGGTACTTCTGGATTTAAGCGAACTACTCCTGTCTGGAATAAAGGTATTCCGCTTACCGAGGAATGCAAACAAAAACTTTCTGCCGCTATGACCGGAAGAACATCGTGGAACAAAGGTATTTCTCCAAGTGAAGAATCCCGTAAAAAAATGAGTGAAAGCCGCATTGGTAAATCTGCAACATGGAATAAAGGTCGTAAACATTCAGAAGAAACCAAACGTAAATGTGGAGCTAAAAATGTTGGTAAAAATCTTACAGAAGAACATAAACAAAAAATAACAAAAAGTTTGCTTGGCAACAAATATGCAGTAGGAAACACAAACCGCCTTAAATATAAAATTATTGGAACCAACATGCAAACTGGTGAGCAAATTGAGTTTCTTGGCGCTAAAGCCGTGAATGATGCGGGCTTTCAGCATGCTAATGTTATTAAATGTATTTATGGCGAGCGCAAGTCCCACAAAGGCTACACATGGTTTAAGCAGCCATTGGAGAATAAATAATGGCTTTACAGCTTGGCGATAGAATACAGCAAACTGCGACAGCCAACACCACCGTAAGCTTTAGTCTTACAGGAACGGTGCTTGGCTTTCAGGCTTTCTCGTCTGCAATAACCACGGGAAATACAACCTATTACGCTGCTACTGATACGTCTGGCAATTG